GGTGGTGCTCAACAAGTTTTAAGAGTAGACTTTGATTTAAAAAGTATTGATGTAATACCTGTATCAGATCCTAACATGCCGACTGAAGCGCATAGACTTGCTAAGTTAAATGCTATTATGGAACTAGCAAAACAAAATCCTAGCATGTATAACATGCAATACATTTCACAAGAATTATTCTCGGCCATGGGTGTAGAAAATCCACAAGCTTATATGAAGCAAGCACAACAACCTTTTAGTGGAGATCCTGTTACAGAGAATATGGTAGCATTAAAAGGAGGGGCACTACAAGCTAGGCCTGATCAGAATCACGATGCACATATTATTACTCACGGAACTTTCTTACAAAATCCTATGTACAAATCTAATCCACAAGTACAACAAATATTGATGTCACATATACAAGATCACTTAGCTCTTAAGTATAGACAAGAAATGGCTCAGATGATTCCAGATCCTCGTATGCAACAAATGGTAATGTCACAACAACAGTTGCCACCTGAGTTAGAAAATCAAGTAGCTCTAGTTGCAGCTAACGCATCTGATTCTGTTTTACAGTTAAACGAGGCTAAAATGAAAATATTAGAAGGTGAGCAAAAAGATCCTCATATTGAAATACAAGAAAAAGATTTAGCATTACGTGCGCAGAAAATGATGAATGATTTAAAAATTGAAGAAGATAAGTTAGCTCTTAAAGAAGCTGAAATGATTATTGATGATGAAAACAAAGATGATGATCGCAAATTAAGATTAACAGAAAAAGCTATGGATGTTGCTGCAAGAACAGGCGCAGACAAAGTTATGTTAAAAACTGAAGGCGACTTATGATTTGGCTAATTTCTGCCATGCTATGGCATGTTGATATAGACGGTCCAACATACAGCACATACTCTGAAAAAACATTTATTCAGAAAACAGAATGTTTAGATTATGTATTTTGGAATAAAGCAGAATTAGTTTATAAACTTGCAGAAGTGCACGGCGAAAGAGATGGAAAAAATTTAAAGACCTGGGCATTTTTTTGTGAAGGTAAAGAATTAGAAGAAGTATGAAAAGGTTAGACGTAGATGAAAACACCGCAGTCTCGATGCCAGTTCGCAACTTACTCAGTATTATTGGTGCTTGTCTTGTGGGTGCTTGGTTCGGCTTTGGGGTTTTGGAGCGACTTAATAGTATAGAGTCAGATCTAAGACTAATGCATAAAGATTTAGAAGCTGCTAACACTTTCATAGATTCCGTGCCCAAAGGCGGCATGGTCAGTCCACAGGTCCAGGAGCTATACATGCTCGTGGAATACCTTGGTGAAAACGTAGATAAGTTAAAAGAACAAATGGAATCAGAGATACCTATGATACTAAAGAATGACATGGTAATACAATTCCATGAAGAAAGATTAATAGACTTGGAATCAAAAGCAAATGGAAACCATTAAAGTTGTATTCGCAATACTTATGATACAGAACGGTTCTACTGTAGAGATGGTGCCGACCGAGGGTCTTAGCGACTGTCTTAAGCAGAAACGTGTTATCGCCAGAAATATTGGAGAAGAGCAGCAAGGAATATATATGCAATGCAAAGAAGTAAAAGCAGAAGTGTATGAAGATATGGGTCGATTAAAAATTAAAAAGATTATAGAATGATAACAAGAGGACAAACTGGAATGACTACAAAAAGAAAACCAAAAAGTAAATCTAAAGTCAACGAAGCTGGTAACTATACTAAACCAGGAATGAGAAAGTCTTTGTTTAACAGAATAAAAGCTGGAGGCAAAGGAGGCAAACCTGGACAGTGGTCAGCTCGTAAAGCGCAAATGTTAGCTAAACAATATAAAGCTAAAGGCGGCGGTTATAAATAATGGTAGGCAGAAGAGTAAAGCCAGTCAGAATAAACAATGAATGGATAACTTCTACTTACAAAAACTTTCCTATAGAAAGGGTATTAAGGAATGAAATCAAAAATAAAAAAAATAAAAAAAGTAATTAAAGGTTTGAAGAAAGCATCTAAGATGCATGCAGGTCAAGCTAAATCATTACAAAGTGCAATAGGTAAAAATGGCAAAAGATCCAAGAGTCGGAACAGGTAAAAAACCTAAAGGGTCTGGCCGTAGATTGTATACGGATGAAAATCCAAAAGATACTGTAAGTATAAAATATGCAACACCTGCAGATGCAAGAGCAACAGCTGCTAAAGTTAAAAGAATTAATAAACCATATGCTCGTAAGATACAAATACTTACAGTTATGGAACAAAGAAGTAAAGTGGCAGGAAAGTCACAACAAGCTGCAATAGCTAAGAAAGCTAAAGAAAGTTTAAGGAAGAAACATGGCAATAAAAAAAAGTCAACAAAGTCTTAAGAATTGGACTAAACAAAAGTGGAGAACTAAGTCTGGAAAGAAATCTTCTAAGACTGGAGAAAGATATTTACCTGAAGCAGCCATTAAAGCTTTATCCCCTGCGGAATATGCCGCTACAACTAGGGCAAAAAGAAAAGGCACAAAGAAAGGTAAACAGTTTGTAAAACAACCTAAAAATATTGCAAAGAAAACCAGGAGATATAGATGAGTAAAAAAGATTCAAGATTAGCGAGAGCAGGAGTATCTGGGTTTAACAAACCTAAAAGAACTCCTAATCATCCTAAGAAGTCACATATAGTGGTGGCTAAAGAAGGAGATAAAATTAAAACTATTCGGTTTGGTCAGCAGGGAAAGAAAGTGGGAACATTATCAGGAACTGCAGGTAAACCAAAAGCAGGGGAATCAGCTAGAATGAAAGCAAAACGTAAATCATTCAAAGCAAGACATGGTAAAAATATAAAGAAAGGTAAGATGTCTGCAGCTTATTGGGCTGATAAAGTTAAGTGGTGATCAATGAAAGTATGTATAGTTAATCCAGGCAGATGCGGTGGCACTGTTGTCTTGGCTAGTTTAGCAAACAAACTAGATAATTTTTTAATGATTTATGAAATTACTAATCATAAAGATGGATTAAACGTACTTAAAGCAAATCAGAATATTATTTTTAAATATCAATTTTTGTACACCCTTGCTCCATTAAAGGGGGCAGATAAATATATTATAGTAGATAGAAAAGATCAAGACGCTTGGATATATAGCACCTATATGTCTGCAGTAAATTATCATTGGCACGGATCTTTAAAACATACAACAGATAGATTTTTTAATCAAAACGATTTTAATATAGCAAAAGATAATCTTTTAAATTTATATAATAATTATTGGATACCTGAAAGAGAAAGATTGCTAAAAGAAGAAAAAACAGATATAATATGGCAAGAAGATATTAACATTACAGAAGATGTTTATATTGACTTGCCCTTACGTAAAAAAACTAAACTAACTCCTGTTTGGAGTCCAACATACAAAGGAACATACTATGGCTTATCTTAATCATAACATTCCCCCTTTTTCAGCATATATAAGAAACGAATACCTTTTTGATCATACAAAAGGACATGGGGAGTTTACATTCTGTGACGTACATTGTGTAGCATCTTTGGAAAGACGAGCTTTGTTATTTGAGTGTTTATTACCTAATGGAGTTAATTGGACTCGTAGACCTATACATTCTTTTGTTTGGAAGAAAGAAGCTCCTAAACATGATTTAAATATACATCAATATTGGGATTGCTTTTCTCCATATGTTAATGTACAAAGACGAAATAGATTAGCTAATTGCAGAGCTGAGTTGGTAGACTTTAAAGGTGAGAAAAGAAAAGGCACGTATATGTTTACTATTGACTGGGCTTGGGAAGATAAGTCTTCTTTTTTAGATACTAATTTTTCTGAAGACCCTGAACACAAATGTGCTCACATGTTTAGAATGGATGAAGGTACTTTTTTTGCTTATCCTAATAATAGAATTATTTGGTATGATGATGCTTATATGGAAAAAAGATTAGACAAAAATCCAGGCTATCTAATAGATCAAACATTTTATACAGTTGAAAATACACGAGAAGATTCGTGGACAGACGACTCATACATGACTCAATTTGAACGTGAGAAGTGAAGATCTTTTTCGATCACATAACAGGCAAGTTAACACATTACGATTTAATATATTCTTTAATACTCGCACAATTTGAGCCAGAAGAATATGATTATGCTTTAGATAATGGTTGGATTCCTCTGTCTTGGTACTACACAAAACTTGATGGCCAGACATGGATTAATGCTAGAAGCTGTAGATTAGATTTAACTAAATTTAATTTTAATAAAAATAAAAGGTATAAGTTAAAGAATAAAGAAATAACAGTTA